GGCATCTGATTCGGCCCGTGAGAAACCAAAGCAAGAGAAGCTAAAGTCTCTTTGCTAACGTCTTCTTTCGAGGACAAACCATTTGCTGGGATTTTACCACTTGCAGTATCTTTAGCCATAATAGACCTCCTAATACCATTCTACAACGACATACGGATATCCCTTACCGGCAGGTGTTCCGGTGTCAGCAGCCGCTATCTGAGTACACTCAATTTGCGTATCTGCCGGAAGCGCCTGAGCAATAATAGCGTCCGTGTCGTCTTGAATATTAAAAGTATTGGTAAGCGCGGTTCCATCGGCAACCTCCAGAAGAGCGTAAGCATCTGCATCTCCTGTAGTGCCAATTGCCACCCCAGCTGTGGGAGCTGTATCATCTTCAAAGGTCTCAGTTACAAAAACACCTACGTCAATCAACATTCCCTTCTTCCCAGTTGGGCCTTTGAAACTCCAAGCAGTACCAGTACCAGCGCCAAAATCCTGCTCAACAGGATTTACGATTGTAGTAGTAATTGGATTACTATAACTCATAATATTCCTCCTTTAAGCTGCGCTGTCCCAGATCACAATGCGATTCTGGGCTGCTTGTGTATGAACGATACCGAAACCACCTAAGTAGTACCATGCGATACCACGATCCCTTCCGTAATCACCGGGGATTTTCCCTCTGATTTCTTCCGGAACCGCAACCGCTTCGGCTACAGTATCTTCTCCGAAGAAGACTGCCCAGTCTGACAAACCATTCGTCCAAGCGGCAGCAGCAGTACCAATGCTTCCCTTAGATTTAAAAGTTTGCTCGACAAAGCGAACGCCCTCATACCTGCCAATCTCACCATTCATGATCATACGGAAACCCTGATCAACATATGATTTTAAGGTTTCAATGTCATCCTTGAATGCGCGGAAAGTTGTCGGCCATGCCAGAGCATAGTAATCATCGCCGGTATAAGCCGGGATATTACGCTCTTTCATGATATCGACAAGTGCCTTTACGTGGTTATTGCCAAGAGCAATACTGTTAGTAAGAGCACACACACTATTGGTCGTCAACGTAAGAGCAGTTGCGCTAGACCCGCCCGTGGGGCAGACACGCAATGCAGCTTTGTTGAATTCCGCAGAAGCAAGATTATCAAACGCTTTCTTAGCGTCTGTTTTCAACACCTTCCGAATAACTTCCGCCACAGGCTGCTCAGAGAGGTCATCCAATTTACCAGTCCACGGTACGCTGTTACCAGCTTCCGTAATGGTCATGGTTCCCTGTGCAATTGTGAAGGAGGTTTCCGGAACAGTATTGGTTTCAACGAGCGTGGAACCCTGAGTCCCAACGTCGCTAAACACGTTCCAATGGAATGTATCACCACGATGCAAACCCTGATGGGCCGCATCTTTGACATCACAGAACTGTCTAAATTTGACAATAGGCTGTACTGCCATTCTCAGCTGTCTGCTGAGATTTAAGGCATACATATAACCACCAGAGGTGCTAACTGACCATACTTGTCCAGCCATTTTTACATCTCCTTGTTATTGTATTACTTGGCCTCGCGCATGTTTCATTTCTTGGATAATATCAGAGGCGCTCTGAGGAGCGGGCTCATCTTCACCAATCTTTGAAGAGGCGCTAGCCGCCTTTGGGTGTTGCATAATTTTCTTCTTACGCTCTACCCGTTCATTTTTATTTGGGGAAAGAAATTCTTTCGCCCATTGTCGCGTTATTTCAGCAGCTTCTTGCATAATCTGTTGAGGAGACCAATCCGGATTACTCTGGGTAAGTTCTATCGTTCGATTATCCGCGACGGCACGAAGTTCAGGAACATTAGCAATATCTGGATACTCATCATCAAACCACTTAACAGCATCTTCAAGTGATTTCTGATAAGCCCATTGCCGTTGTCTCTGAGTCTGCGCATGCTGCTGTGCCATGACTTTTTGCATGGCTGCTTGTACAGCTTGATCAACGTCCGGGATAGCAGTAGGCACACTACGTCCCTTATTTGTCAAAGTCTTAAACAACTCTGCGGCTTTATCCGCATCATCTTCATATAAAGCTTCATGATATTTCTTGATTAAATCAGGAGAATCATCCGGCTGCTCTTGCTCCGGTTCCGCGTCTTGCGATGGCGGTTGTGTCTGTTGCATCTGTTCCATCTGTTGCCGCTGTTGCATTTGCTGAACATAAGCATTAAGTTGAGCTTCACGAGCCTGCACTTGTCTGCCATATTCCGCGGCTTCTTCAAAGCGTTTTTGGGACGCTCTATCTTTTTGATGAGAAGATTTAAGATCACTAAAAGGTACTTTAATATCCTCACCATCAATCTTTATGGTTGTATACCAATCATTCTCCTCTTGCCAAATAGGAGCGGATTTTGGTACAATCTCTTCTTCAACTTCTTCAGAAAAAATATCTTCACCAACTTCTTGTTCAAATTCCTCGTTACGTTTAGAAACAAGTTCTTCAATTACTTTTTGTCTAGGAGAAAGTTCCTCTTCCAGAGACTCTTCTTTGAATTCTTCCTGAGCCTCTCCGGATTCATCTTTATATCCTTGCTCTATTTCCTTCTCTTCTGCATCCAATTGGGTAGCATCATTTTCTGCCATTTCGCTTTTCCTTTATATTTCTCCCGTATCCTTATATCTTGCAATTGATTCCGCATTCTCTCCATCGGTAAGTATCGCATCCAACCAATGGAGTAACTTAAGCGGGGTAGCGAGATTATTTGAGATTTTACGGTATTGTTGAAGCTCTTCTTCTGAAGAACCTACCCACTCCTGCATCGCCATTTTTTGCAGCGCCTCAAGCCCATTACGGTAATCTTGAGTGGCCCTGTTTACAATTGACGATCCAGTAGGAGTTCTTATTAACTCTTCTGTACTGCGACCAACGCGAACACGTTTTATGAGTTCGTCTATATTTACATCTGTTGGGTCATAATAATCCATACTCATCCTACAGCATATGGAATCTTATTAAATCTTCCCCTCTCTATAACTCCGGATTTACCCGAGGCTTGCAACTCTAATTCTCTTTCCATATCCTTTTCACTCATCTCGCTGAGTAACGCTTCTTTCTGAAGTAGTAACTCACCACGTTTTGTAACTGAATCCTGATGTCTTATTTCGGCTTCCCGGATATCAGTTTGCTGACCTATAAGTTCTTTTTCTATATCAGACTGGGCTCTAATCTGAGCAACTTCTTTATCTCCTTCGGATTTAACCTGCTCAATCTGTATTCTACCCTGAGTCTTCTGCTGATCAGTTTCGATAATAGTCTGAAGTTCCTGCAACTGCTGTTGGAGAGCCTCCATTTCCGGATTAGATTCCTGTGTATTAATAAACCGCGAACCATCTTTGTACCCTAACTGACCAAATATTTCTTTTGTTATTTCTGGAAGATTTATTCTTTCCGCCACTCCCGGAAATTGAGCAAGTGCATTCACCCCAAACAAAAGGTTTGTAACTCGTTTCATTGGATCGGTAGCATTCAATCCCACATTCACCTTCAACAAAACATCCTGTCTAAGAAGTTCATCCATTACCTCATCTGTATTAAATTGAGGCATTACATCACCAGCCTCTTGCCCCGCCACGGCAAGGATAATAGGATTGGTTTCATAAAATTGCTCTAAACGCAAAAGCTGTTTTAAAGTTTTCTCTACCCACGTTTCTGAAAATGTTCTTAAAACATATTCAGCTATAGTGCTGCTATTGCCAGCAAGAAGATTCATCCCTCCTACAGTTTCATTTAAATTTCTAGCCCCTTGAACCGTGGAGGTTGAAAAGTTACCCTGTAACTCATCAAAGTCCATATTAATACGATCTTGCTCTGCATAAGCCGAGCCGGTCACATCCCTAGTTTCGATAATTCTAACATCTGTATCTGGGTCATCCATTTCAACAGCGCCGCCGGGAACTGATCTAAACAATGAATCTAAATCAATATTCCTATCACGACGAATATGATAACGCTTATTCATCGCTAACTTAACATTATCGAATCTCTGATTCCATATATCATTAGCAGCAGCTTGAAGTTCCTCGGTTAATTCAACGGTGCCCGATGGGTAAACTTTATGCGCTTCTAGATTAACATATCCCATAACATAAGGACGTTCTTCATCCCGTAACCACGGATACATCTCTTTTAAAGGAGTCGGATCAGTTAGCATATAATCAGAGCCAGCTGTATAGTAACAATAATCAACCCCCTCAACTTTTACAATATTTTTATGAACCCAGATGATCCAGAAATCTTTAAGATCGGAAGAATTAGTTTCATTTTCCTTTGGGTCCATTCTAGGTTCATCACGAACAAGTCGAGTAGCATTATCGGTTTCATTTTCGTCAGAGGTTGACAACAACTCCTGATCAGTTACTTCTAACCATTCGCCAGAATCTATTTTCCCTCTAATATCCTGCAAATACATTGGGATAAGGTGTACAATATAAGGAGTGGATTTAAGGGGATCAGCCCAATCCGCAGCCGGGTCAATTCTTATATTTTCAGGAGATATAAGCTCAATTACAGGGATATCTTTAATAGAGGAAATTTGCTCATGAATCTCCGGCTCACCTGATTCATTAGTAATAGGATTATTTTCTCCATCCACCTCAATATAAGATTCCTTATTTTCTTGAAAATCCCAATATTGATGAGATATACAAATGCCTTGAACAGCTGCATCTTGTAAAGCGGCTGTCATAGTTTGAAACCACGGAATCGTATTAGTCAAACGGTATTGCATAACTGACTGAGCAACTATAGCGCCAGCAGCTTGAAGAGGATCATTAGGATTAGCTGGCTCTATGCTAACAACATCTTCATTAGTAAAAAAAGCAACCGTCATAGCGGCTTGAAGATTTCTTACTGCAGTCCTAGTTTTTGGCCTGAAGAAAGTAGACCTCTTCTCATAAGCAGCAGAATTATATTTAGAACCCGGCGGATGATTGCTATTAAATAGAGAAAGATTCTTTTCCCATTGATACCTTATATTAGCATCTAAATATTCAGTAGAATCATCATAAATTTGACGAGCTATTCTAATCCATTTGCTTTCAGTAGGAGTCTCATCCGCATCCAAAGGAACAGAATCTGCACCTATATTAAGCGGGGGTTGCGGATTAATTAAAGACATTAACTAAAATCTCCATTTAACTGACCTCGTACATTCATTTCAAGATCAGCATATCTATCCTGATTAACATTGAATCCATTTGTTTTTTGCCGATATCTTTCCAGTATCTCTCCGCCAGCCCGAGTAACAGCTAGATAATCATTATCAATTTTATCTTCGTGAAGGACAAATCCCCAGTTTCCAGAAAGCCTCATAGACTTAACAACCACGAGACCATCCATTACATGAACAGCCCAAGCCCAATTGGGGTATTTCTTCTCCAGATGCTCGGCAACATTTTTGGCAAGCGTGTGCTCTTGAGATACAAACTTAGCGGCTTTTTCTATTTCCATGTTTCACATTAAT